TTCCATTGAGGATCGCTACCAAGTCTTCGTACCGTCGACGTCCGCGAATTATATTGACTCTCGCACTCTCGGTGGTCCTCGTGGCACACTGAAAACGGACCCGTTTGTGCATCGGTTATTGTATGATGCCAAAGTCTCTCTTTCAGTTGTAAATCCGCAAGATCTAGCGGATGAACGTGTTGCTTCTGTTGCAAATATATATTCTGTTCCCTATGATTGTGTTGTTTTTGATTCTTCTGCATTAGACGCTAAATTTGAACCTTTTATGGATCATGTCCTTTTCGTGGCAAAGCATGAGAAGAAGCGGGTGGGTCTTGTTGCCCTCTCCGAAGCTCTTAAGGTCCGTGTTATATCTAAGATGCCTCCCTACACGACGACTGCATTGAAACCTTTGCAGCGCTTCCTTTGGAAGCAGTTGGCGGAAAATCCTGCCTTTCGTCTGTTAGCTGAACCTAAAGTCACTGTTGAGTATTTGACGGAACGTTTGGGAGTGAAATTACCTCCTCGTTACGGCTACAATTCCGGTGACTATAAGGCTGCTACTAATGGGTTGCATTCTTGGGCCTCAGAACTTGTTTGTCGGTCGATTGCACATTTTGTCGGTCTTTCCTCTTCCGAGACAGAGCTCTTTGTTTCATCCCTGGTTGGTCATTGGATTGAATTTCCAAGCCAGCTGTGGAGTGGGCAGGGGGCTCCGATGGAGTTCCGTCGTGGTAAAAATCAGCGCAGAGGTCAGTTGATGGGGTCTATAACCTCGTTTCCTGTTCTTTGTCTGATTAATGCCGCGATGTCTCGGTGGGCAATGGAAGTGGATCAAAATCGCGTAATATCTCTTCGCGAATCATCACTATGTATCAACGGTGATGATGTCCTCTTCAAATGTACTGACTTCGGCCTTGAGGTTTGGAATCGATTGACATCCTTTGTCGGTCTTACTCCCTCAATTGGCAAATCTTACTTCTCTCGCTATTACTTGAACATCAATTCCACTGGCTTTTTTCGTGATGAGAGCCGCAATAATTATATTCGCGGTGAGCGCATAGAATTCCGCTCGACTCCTTTCCACCCGGTCCAGTACGTTAACACCGGCCTCCTCAAATCTCGGAAGAGATCGGAAGGCGGCAGTGCCAACCCTGTTGCGTCGGGCTTTGAAAAGTCTCTCGGCCAGTGTGCGACTGAATTGATCCATCGTGCTCCAAAAGTTATGCACGAGCGTCTGCTAAACAAATTTATTCACTACAACAAGGATAAGCTAGATCAGTACCATGTACCATACTTTATTCCTGAATGGTTGGGGGGCTATGGCCTTCCGATGTTATTCAAGGAAGTTACTGATCTTGATACTCCGCTTTCCTTTGTTGAGAACCCGAATACGGGTCACCGTTATGGACCTTCCGAACTCGATCTTCGTATTGCCACTGGTATTCTACGTGGTTGGTCGAAGAGACGACCCCAAGCTGTTACTGATGCCCCGAGCTGGTTGATGCATAAGTATGCCATGTCCCGTCTCCCTTTACAAAAGGAAGTTCAGGTTGAACATGAAGCGACTTATGAACGTCTTCGCCGAGGCTTTGATACAGTTTATGGCCGTCTCTGTTTTGAGGCTTTTGCGAAATTGCCCCTAGACCCCTCTGTTGAGGACGATGACGAGTCAGATGACGATGATTCTGAAGAGTTTTTCCTGCTGGAACCTAAGCCGGAAAAGAATTCTTTTGCAAAGCATGCAGTACGACACAATGAGCGTCTTTGGAACGCTAAGAACGCTGCGTCCCGGGGTAGTATTCATTCGCCCCTTCCGTTATCGATTCTGCTTGGAGAACGTCCTCCTTCTGTTCTCCC